GACTATTTTTTCTCAATACAACGAAGAAACTTTCATCAGGTTCAGCTTGAGAAGAATAAAGTGTTCTTACAGTAAATGTTTTTGAAGTCTCGTTTGGTGTAAATCCTAAGATACCGTCAACAGCAACATAATCTGTTCCTTCTGTGGCGCTGCCTTGATTTTTTAATGTCTTGAATGTGACAGAAGATGCGCTATCTAGATATCCAGATCTAGTCACAGTAAATGTAGCAACATCACCTTCTGTAACTTCGATATCATCGATGCTGTAAGTAATCAATGGTTTCTTATTACCTTCAGTAATAGGTTTAGGAATACCACCAGTAAATCCTACAGTTGTTATTTCTAATGTATTACCTTTATATGCATCATCACAAACATACTGAGTATAATCTGCTGGAGTATCACCAAACAATCCATCAATATCGTCTAGAAGATTGTCTAAGAAATTTTTATCATCTTTATCTTTCTTTTTCTCTCCAGTTGTGCATACTATCTTATACTTAGAGCAAGTTGTATCTGGACCAGAACAAGAGATACCTAGTAGTTTAAGAATAAAATTGATAGCACCACCAATAATATTCAGTGGTTCAGCAATAGCACCTAAGATTGCTTGCAGTGGACCTAAGATATCTTCTAGTAGTTGTGTTAGAAGTTGGTTGATCTTTGAAATAATACCATTAACAAGTTCATCTACTTGACACATGACTGCCTTATAGATTTGTTCAACATAACTCATTAAGACGTTTGTCAACCATGCCGCCAATCGATCACCCAGGTCCATCATCTTACAACCCAGGTCTTTCAGAAGGTTGTTAGCAAATTCTGTAACTGGTGTTAGTGCATTACCTGTTTCATCTTGTCTCAAGAGTGCTTTTACTAGCGCGTCAACTGCTTCTGAAATTTTCTGTTTAATATATCCTTTGACTTTTGCTAGAAGTTCACTAACGACAAGAGTTGCTTTGTTGATATTAGTTCTGGCAGAAGAAATTGCACTATTCAATCCACCAGTATACTTGTCAACATAGAACGTTCCGATGTTGCCATTACTGTTTTGAATATCTGCTAATAATTGACCCAAGATGGTAGTCATCTGGGTCTTGACATCAACGTCCTTACATTTCTCTGCTACAGACTGACACCACTCTTCTCTATTAGGTTTGACACCTTGACCTGATGGGAAAGGAACCCTTAGATTACCATCACCATCTGTAGTTCCGTCTGATTGTCCACCACCTGTTTTAGCGGTAGTTTCACTTTCTCCACCTTCTCTATTCTCTGCACCCTCTTGTCCATCTGTAGCAGGGTTTGGTGCATATTGACCAGAACGTATACCTGTCGTAAATGGTGGATCATCAGGTCTGACGTTTTTAATAACTGTTGTCGCACCTGGGGTCTGTCCAATAGACCCCATAATAATAGGTGTCTGTTTATTACCATCTAGATAAAAACCGATGACCCAACCACCTGGGACAAGTTGTGGGTCACCACCAGCAATATTTCCAGGCGTGTAAGGACTATTGACAGGCATGATAACAGTTGCCCATGGCAAATCAGGGGTATCGAGAATGGTTTTATCTGCTGGATGCTCTCCAACAATTCTAACCTTATATCGATATCCGCCTTTATTGTTTTCCTCGTCAGAGGCAGTGCCTTCAATTTGTCCAACCCACCAATTGAACCCATCTCGTCCGATGCGCTGAACTGGTACTAGTTGGGATAACGCCTGATCCATATCACTCAGTCCTCATAGATTAAGCATTCGGGTTCTGATGGATTTTGATCGCAATATAGTTCTAGGTATGTTGGATCGTGATGATCTCCTGCTTCAATTTCCTTTTTATGGTGCTCGGCATACTCTTCCAAATCATGCAATTCGCCTTCAATGTGACGACGCATCTGTGGATTAGTAGTTGGATCTTGAAGGATATCTTTGTCCTTCTTGATATGCTCTTCGATGTTGTCCATAGGTAATTACCTCCTTTAGTTATTTAGATCCGTGTGCTGACTGCTTTCCTTTCATACCAAATGAATCTCTCATCAGTCGCAATGTAGTAGTAAACTTTCCATTTGCACCTGCTTGTTTGTCGTAAGTATGAGTTACTTCACCAATCAGATACTCTCCACTACTTTCTGTATCAACTGGTTCAGTCTTCTGTTCTGAAGAGGGAACCTTACTTACTAGTCTAATGTCTATTTTGTCTCCTGCACAAATTTCAGCATTTCCTGGTATTACAATCACTGCTTGCTGATTAGTAAGCATCTTAAATCTTGCTTCTGCTTGTGCAGCATAGTATTTTTGTCTATCAGCATAAGAACTTGGTTTTTTTGATCCATCTTCTGGTTCTGGTGATGCTGGTCCAGGTTCATTATACCATGTCTCATGATCAATTACCATGGACATAACTCTACTAGGAAATGCCTCCATTTTTCTTTGCGAAAGTGGTATAGAACTCAATCCATCCTGTCCACCTAGATGTGCCATATTTTCCCATGCTTCACTCATGAGATAGTCGTATTCACTATATTGACCTGTAGACACATTAAACATGACAACTTTAGTGCCATATCTACCAAATCTCAACCCTTTCATCAAATCAACATCTGATGTAAATTGTGAGGTTAAAATTGTATATCTATCATCTGCTCCATCACTTTGGTTGGCAACTTTCTCTACATATGGACCCCATGCTGTTGTTTCTAATTTCTTAGACTTTAATGGACTATCCTTATCAGCGCATAAACTATCTACTGCAAAGAAATTATAACCTCTATTGGTCTCCCAAAAGAAAAATCCACCACTTCCTTTCAATCTTTTACCACTAGTCTTTTTATTGTCTTTACTGAAGGCAGTTTTGTTTTTACTATCAGTCTCTGTTGTATATTTTGCTTGTGGTGATACTGATTTTCCTGCTAGTTTTCCAATAATATCAAATGGTCTCTCCCTGTTAGGAAGATACTTCACTTCAAATAATGAACTTTCAGAGAATATAGTTTTAGTTGATCCTAGTTCATTTACAAGTTTAATAGCAATAGATTCTGGATTACCAACTAATGGTGCAGACATTCTCACAGTTTCATTATTAAGAAATTCTTCGGAAACTAATCCTAATGTATATGCCTGTTTGTTTTGTTGAGTGTATCTATTACCAATCTTCCAAACTCTCATTATATACTCAGTTACTTCATCCCGAGCATTGGTTTTTGCATTAATAATTACTTTTTCTGAACCCATAATAGGAAGAGATCCAATCAAACCAGCACTATCAACAACAACCATAGTTGCAGAAACATATGGAAGATGCACAGCTTCCACGTAATCAATGTGTTGAACTAATTGTTTTATCTCAAGAGGTTTTTCAGCGTCTACAGGGTAGATCTTAACGCTCTTCAACTCAAAGTCGGTTGTTGATTGAAACTGTGACATGATTATGCAAGACCCATTGTTTGAACTACAGAATAAAGAGCCAATCCTTGAGCACCAGAACCATCAGCAGCAACTTCTGTTCCTGCTTTACCACTTTCATTTGACTTTGTTTCTGGCATTACAGCAGTTACTACTACCTCTCCATTTCTTGCTGCTCTATCAGCAGCGGCAACATCAGCAGATGTAGATCCTAGAGCATCGGCAGCAGCTTCACCAGAACCAGTTGGATTTAAATCTGGACGATTTCCATATCTGTTTATGAACGTCTCTTCTAGACCTTTAGGAATTTCTTTGAGTTCTTGTCTGTTAAGTCCAAAGAAACCACCATCCAATACTCTGAAACCATCATCAGTTTTTTCAACTCTGTAATTGGTTCCACCCAATCCAACGTTAAGACCTTCACCAGTCTTTAGTCCAAAATCTCTACCACCTAAGAATGCTTTAGTTAGTGGTGTTGTTACTGGTTCTGGTTTCGTTTTCTTTGCTTTCGTTGCTTTGACTTCATCCAAAACTGTACCATATGCACTATTCAATCCATCATTATCATAAACTCCTGCCCCAGCAACTGTTTTAATTGAAGCAAACTGACCTGCCAGTCCATCATTATATTGCTCTGCAGTAATTTTTCCACTTAGATAATCTTGCTGACCTGCCATGTTTAGATAATATTCAGCAAGTTTATCTTGAGTTGCTTGATCAAATTTAGCACTCATATCAATACCAAGTGCTTTTGCTGCTTTATCTGGATACAACATTTGATATGCACCAACTGCAGCACTTTGTTGCTTTAAAGGAATGCCCATAGCGGTCTGATGAGCAAGATAATCCTTTTGATATTGGACAACCTCTGCAATTGACATTTTAGTGATGTCTTCATCTTTTCGATCGAAACCGTCAAGATACTTCTTAAATGTAGATCCATAATCACCACCAGATTCTAGTGATCTGATCTTTCCTTTTAATGTACCATCAGAAGCAGTTAAAGGACCTTTGCTAAAACCTCTAGCACGATCGCCACCGTTACCAGGAGGATTTTCTTTACTAGCTTTCGTTTTATCCCATGTTTTTGGATCAAAAAGATTAAATTTTGGATTATCTACCCATGGAAGCAAACCTTTCAACCAATCAATAAATTTCTCCCATCCATTTCTCTTATCATAATATTCAGAAAGTCCATCTGCAGAAAGTTTGGCATATTCATTCTTGCGTTTCTTTTGGGTGCGGAACATACCTTCACCCAGTTTTTCACCAATTTTGATGGTCTCACCACCAGCACTACCACTCAAAGTTAATTCATCACCATGCATCAT